CCGAGACCACGCCCGATCCGGAAGAGCAGCCCGGGGGCTGATAAACCCAACGGGAGCAGGGGAAGTTCCTCTGCTCCTGACTCTTTGAGAGGAGGCTGACAGGATGATAACACTTGAGGAAGCCAAAGCCTACCTGCGTGTGGACAGCTCCATGGAGGACAGCCTGATCGAAAGCCTCCTCCAGAGCGCGGAGAAGCTGACGGCGGATGTGGGCAGACTGACGGCGGAAGAGTGGAACACACTCTGGGATGAAGAGACGGAGACCATGACAGTGCGTGGTGAGGAAATAACCTCAACCTCGCTTGTCCAGCTCCGATCCCTTCTCCGGACCGCCATGCTGTACGCCCTTGGGTATCTATTTGAGCATCGGGAGGAAGCGGACCACCATGATTTGGTCATGACGCTCCGCAACCTCCTGTCCTCTGTGCGGGAAGGGGTGTTCTGAGATGGAACGGAAGATCGCCAGATTCAATGAACGCCTGACCGTGCAGAAGAACGAAGTGACCGTAGATAAGTACGGCAACCACAAGAACGCCTGGGTCGATTACTTCACCTGCTTCACCTACGCCAGCACCTATCAGTACGACAAAGAAACTGAGGCTGCTACCACATCGGAGGAGCAGACCATCAACTTTGAAGTCCGCTGGTGTACGGAGCTGGCGAATCTCGACAGCACGCACTACCGGGTCGCTTTCCATGGGGATTCCTACGATATCCAGTCTGTGGATTTCATGAACTACCAGAAGAAGACCATCCGGATCGTGTGTAAGCTGGCGAAGAAGGGAGGCGCGTCATGAGCAGGACGGTATCTGTGGACGAGATGGCGGCTGCCATCAATGAAGGGCTGGAAGAATATGCCCGGCTTTCAACTGAGAATGTGAAAAAGGCGGTGAAAAAGTCCGCCAAGGCCATCAAGGAACAGATCAATGGTTCCGCGCCGGTCCGTACAGGCAGGTATGCCAAGAGCTGGGTCGTCAAGACCACAGCAGAGAGCAGCCACAGCCTGGAGCAGACGGTGTACAGCCCCAGCCGGTATATGCTTTCACATCTGCTGGAAAAGGGGCACGCCAAGCGCGGCGGCGGCCGTGTACGCGCCATCCCTCATATTGCGCCTGCGGAGGAGATGGGCATTGAGATGTTCGAGGGCCTGATCGAGCAGGCATTAAAGGGCTGAGAAGGGAGCGCAAAGCCATGACACACAACGAAGTTGTAGAGGTGCTGGAGGAGCTGAGCCTCCCCATTGCCTATGACCATTTTGCGGAAGGAGAGTCTCCGGACCCGCCTTTTATCTGTTTCCTGTACCCGAAGAGTGTTCCGACCGGAGCGGACGACACGGTGTACTACCAGCTGCATGAGTTGGACATTGAGCTGTACACCGATGCCAAAGATCCGCCTCTGGAACAGCGGGTGGAACGGCTCCTGACGGAGCATGAGATGTTCTTCCATAAATCCGAAGTCTGGATCGAGGAAGAGAAGATGTATGAAGTCCTCTATGAGGTCGTGCTCGATCTCCAGTATGAGGATGAGATTGGCTCTGTGGAGCCGGAAAGTGAGGAGAATCCATGAGCAAGAAAACCAATAAGGTGCGTTACGGCCTGAAGAACTGCCATTACGCCAAGGCGACCTTCGACGAGGACGGAAACGTCACCTATGAAAAGCCGGTGCGCATGCCCGGCGCGGTGTCCCTGACCATCGACGCGGAAGGAGAGAACACGAACTTCTATGCGGATGATGTCGTGTACTATGTCCTGAACAATAACGCAGGCTATGAGGGCGACCTGGAGCTGGCGCTGATCCCCGAGTCCTTCCTGAAGGACATCCTCCATGAGGAAGAGGACGCCAACGGCGTATTGCTGGAGAACGCCAACAACGAGTTCGACCGTTTCGCCATGCTGTTCGAGTTCAAGGGCAACCAGCATCCCGTCCGCTATGTGCTGTACTGCTGCAGCGCATCCCGCCCCTCTGTGGAAGGCGAGACCATGGAAGATGAGAAGGAAGTCAAGACCGAGACCCTCTCCATCATCGCTTCCGCGCTGGCGAACGGTTACGTGAAGGTCAAGACCGGCGAGAATATCAGCCAGGAAGCCTACGACGCATGGTACGACGAGGTGTATATGCCTCCGACCGAAACCAGCGGCGATGACTCCGGGGATGACAACACCGGAGACAACACCGGTGACGAACCCGCTGGCGGCTGATAACCCCATGACGCTAACCGGCAGGGATGAAATACTCCCTGCCTTTTCTACATGATTATTGAGAGGAGATAAACACCATGGCAGTAACGAAGAAGATCGAGATTGACGGTCAGGAGATTGGGTTCAAGGCGAGCGCCGCAGTACCGCGCTTGTATCGTAATAAGTTCGGGCGCGATGTCTACAAAGACCTGATGACTCTGAATGATGCCGTACAGGAGAGCAATGAAGGCGCGTCTACGCTGGATACGTTTTCTCTTGAAATGTTCGAGTCCCTCGCCTGGGTAATGGCGAAGCACTATGACCCAGAGAAGGTGCCTGACTCTGTGGATGAGTTCCTGGAACAGTTCAACACCTTCAGTATTTATCAGATCCTTCCGGAGCTGATCGAGCTGTGGGGCATGAACATCAAGACCACGGTGCCTGAAAGAAAAAACTGAGGAAGACGGAGCGGCCAATGACGACCGCTCTGTTCATGCTCCGGTGTGTGGAGCTGGGGATCAATATTGCCGATCTGGACCTTATGACGATAGGCCTCGTGAACGACATGTTCATGGAAAAATCCCGCGACTCCATTGAGTGGCGCCAGGAGGCTTCCCAGGCCGACATGGACCGGTTCTGAGCAAAGAAAATCCCTCTCAGTCCTTGTGACCGGGAGGGATTCGTTCTCAGAGAGCGACTGCCTGCGCTGTGTGAGTGGCGTCGTTTTTTGCCAGGAGATAGAGGCAGTACTGATTCATGCTGATGCCTTCCTGCTTGGCGTGTACCGATAAGGATCTGTGAAGGCTTCTCGGCATACGGAGCTTGAACTGACCAGAGTACTCAAGAAGCTCAGCGTCTTCACCTGGTTCAGCAATCTCGATGCCATCTTCGAGAGCTGCAGTAAGCCACACCTTCTTGGCATCGCTTGCGCTTTCTACGAGTTCCTCGATGGTTTCAGCGCAAGTCAGGCAACCGGGAAGATCCGGAAATTTTGCGGTGTAGCCGCCTTCCTCCATATCGGGGATGATCTCCATGCGATAAGGAAGGGACAGATAATAATCAAGCGTTTTCATCGTCATTCTCCTCGCTTTCTACTATGGCCTTGACCTCCTCAACATATGCACGTTTGATTGGATTATGTTGGGGGATTGTGATTGTGGCTTTGCCCTTCTTGCGGAATGACTTGTGGCTGCTTCCGCTGGCAGGACCGCTCATGGTGTAGCCGTAATGTTCGAGGACTTTCTGAAGCTCCTCGAAACGCATATTCTTATCCAGCGCCCGAATGCGCTGGAGGAGTTTGTCGAATTGGGACATGATGCACCTCCTGACGCTTCTATTATAAGTGGTGTCATATGCGATGTCAAGCTCTGGTGAAAGAATTTATCTGAAAGTTCAGAGAAAGGACACAGAAAATGGATATCAAATGCGATAACTGCGGTGCTGTAGCGAAGACGCTCATGCCGGAGACAGCAGCGGACGGTGAGATCGAGCACACCTTTTTCCGCTGTCCGGATTGCGGAGCGGTCTATCCCATTGCCGCGACCGATGACGACCTGCGGAAAAGAATCGGCGAGTACAACCGCAGGCGGCAGCTGATTCGCATGAAACCAGTGACGGAGCAGTTTCTCCGGGATACGGAGCGGATCAAGCAGGAAAACATCATACGAAACCGTGAGCTGATGGATCTTCATCCATTGGCTCTTTTCTTACAGTCCTCTGAGGCTGAATAACACGCCCGTGACGGGCAGGAAGGAGGGACAAAATGGCTTCAAGAATCCAGGGCATTTCCGTTGAGATTTCGGGCGATACCACTAAGCTCGTTTCTGCATTGTCGGGAGTCAACAAGGAAATCAAAAACACCCAGGCACAGCTCAAGGATGTGGAGAAGCTGCTGAAGCTTGATCCCTCCAATACGGAACTGGTACGGCAGAAGCAGAAGCTTCTCGCCGACGCTATCAAGGAAACCAAGGAAAAGCTGGCGACGCTGAAAACGGCGGCGGTACAGGCGAACGAACAGCTCCAGAAGGGCGAGATCACCCAGGAGCAATACGACGCCTTGCAGCGTGAGATTCAGGAAACGGAACAGCAGCTTCGACAGCTGGAATCCCAGGCGTCCCAGACCAACGCTACGCTGGCGAAGATCGAGGAAGTCGGTACAAAATTTCAGCAGGTCGGCGAGAAGATTTCCTCCGTAGGCACGACGCTCACCAAGACCGTCACGGCTCCTATCGTGGGGCTGGGTACGGCGGCTGTGAAGACCGCTGCGGATTTTGACGAAGGCATGTCCAAGGTCTCCGCCATTTCCGGCGCGACAGGAGAGGATCTGCAAAGCCTCCGGGACAAGGCCCGTGAGATGGGCGCGAAGACCAAGTTCTCCGCAACCGAGGCGGCTTCCGCATTCGAGTATATGGCCATGGCCGGCTGGAAGACAGAGGATATGATCTCCGGTATCGACGGCATTATGAACCTCGCTGCCGCTTCCGGTGAAGACCTCGCCACGACCTCGGATATCGTGACAGACGCGCTGACGGCTTTCGGCCTGTCGGCATCTGACTCCGGACATTTCGCGGATATCCTTGCGGCTGCGAGCTCCAACGCCAACACGAACGTGTCCATGATGGGAGAAACCTTCAAGTACTGCGCGCCTATCGCCGGCGCTCTCGGCTTCACGGCAGAGGACACGGCAGAAGCCATCGGCCTGATGGCAAACGCCGGTATTAAGGGCAGCCAGGCAGGCACAGCCCTCCGTACCATCATGAACAACCTGACCGGCGAGGTGAAGCTTTCCGGTAAAGCCTTCGGGGAAGTGACCATCGCTACCACCAATACAGACGGCTCCATGCGGTCGCTGTCGGATATCCTGACAGACTGCCGAGGAGCGTTTGCGCAGATGACCGAATCGGAGAAAGCGCAGGCGGCGGAAGCCCTGGTCGGCAAAAACGCCATGTCCGGCTTCCTCGCCCTGATGAATGCGGCTCCGGAGGATATCGAAAAGCTGACCGGCGCCATCGACACCTGTTCTGACACCTTCGTCAAGACCAAGGATGGCGCGATCATCCCCATGTCCAAGGCTCTGGAGGAAGGCATCGAGTGGGTCGAGGAGTACAACGGTGTTTCCGAGCAGATGGCGGCGACCATGCAGGACAACCTGAAAGGACAGCTGACCATCCTGAAATCCCAGCTGGAAGAGCTGGCGATCTCCTTCGGCGAGCTGCTTATGCCCGCGATCCGCGCCGTGGTCTCCAAGGTACAGGCTTTTGTGGACAAGCTCAACAACATGAGCGAAGCCCAGAAGAAGACCATCCTGAAAGTG